TTCAAGTAAGCAGGATGACCCCGAGGGCGAAGCCCATCACGATTGGGAACAGGTAGCGTTCAGTCACAGGGTGATGCCTCCTCATCATCCAGCCAGGCCAGCAGCTGGTTCGCCAGTTCCCGCGCCACTGCATGTGACATCTGGCGGCGGCACGACAGCTCCTGTGACCAGAACTCGATTGTGATCGGGGTAGGGCCTCCTTGGTGCTGGAACAGCATTGAGCCGTCCGTGAGTCGGATGTTTCTCATGTCAGATTGGCCTGAGCCCGGCGCACGCAGCAGACGGCCTTGCGGGAGGCGCGGGCAGGGTTGCTGCGGGTCTTGATGGGTTGCCCGTCGCAGCGGAAAGCCCTTGCCCAGCGGCGCGGGTCTGTGGTCAGAGTAATCTCCGGCGCGATTCCGATGAAGAGTCGTTTGTAGTTCTTAGCCACGGTCTCTGATTTCATGTGTAAAACTCCTTGATGCGCAGGTACAGCTTCCTGACGAGCTCCACGTCGTCGGCGTTGTACTCGCTCACGAGCTGATAGTAGCCCTCCTTCCACAGCCCCCATACCTGCGAGCCGTCAATGTCGGGGAACTTCGACTCGATCCCGAACAGCTTGCACATGTTGGCCAGGCCGTAGCCTTTTGGGTTCTGCCCGGCCATCTGGTACAGGGTGTCGAAGACCTTCGTGGTCTCCCACGGCTTGATATCGCGCACGGCCGGCAGGCGGGGATCGTTGATGCCGTGCATCAGGCAGCGGAAGAACAGCACCGGCAGATCAAAGCCGACGATGTTGTGGCCTATCCAGCGCACGGACAGCGGGTTGCGTGAGTTGACCAAGGACGCAGCTATCCCTTCCCAGAAACCCTCCAAGAGCAGCCCTTCATCCTTTCCGTAGAAGGTCCGCACGGGGCCATCATCCACAGCGAAGGCGATGCTGACGATCTGGCAGTAGGCGGGGATCATGCCGACCCTGTGCGCAGCTGCTTCCTTCGCAGCCACACCCGCCCCCTTGTGCCAGGCAGCTATCGTGTCCTCCTTCGTGAAGTTGCCCGGGGGGCGCACTTCCTCAACTGCCTGTTCAAGGTAGAAGGTTTCGCCGGGGATGCTCTCAATATCGATGAATACGTTAGAGATTGTCATTTCTATGCTCCCTATGTAGTTGATTGTGGTGAATACTGCACAGCCAGACCACATCAAGCGGCAAATCGTAAGATGGATGGTGGGCCTCGGACTTCTCTCCCCCGCAGATAAAGCAAGGCAGCTTTTCCAGTATGCCCGTAGTCATGGCATACGAGACGCGGCCATGGGCAAAAGCCCTTCGCTTGTCAGCGGCCCTCCACTCGCGAGTATTCCTGGCGTTGTTTTCTGCGTACCTTTCAGCGTACACCGCAAGCTTGTCCGGGTTCTTTGCTTTCCACTCCCGCTGGTACTCTGCCCGTTTCGGAATGGGGCGCTCTTTCCGGTACAACGCTGTTCGCTCATGGTGACAGTCTTTGCAGTCGTTCCGAAACCCATCAGGGGAGTCGACGCGCCGGTAGAAAGCCCCGAGGGGCTTCTCCTGTTTGCACTTGAAGCAGGTCTTTACCACGGCAAATCCGATGCAAGGTCCTTCGGAGTCTGCGTAGTGAACTGCGGATGCGCATTCGGGGGCGGTGGTGCCTGGGTATGCACAGGCGTTGGCATGCGCAGACGGATGCCGCCAGTGAGACGGCCGCCGTAGCTGATGGTGGGGTCGTTGTAGACGCAGATCGTCTTGTTGATGCAGTTCTCCGTTGTGCCGTGCAGGCTCTGGAGGATGCGCAGGTTCGTCCTGTTCAGCAGCAGGGGCTTGTAGCTGCCGTGGAAGTGCAGCGCCACCTTGTCCTCCAGCTGATCACCCACCTGTTCCTGAGTGAAGCTGCGCATTACGAGGTCGATCCCCTGCGGGGGGAGGTCAGTGCCGGCCATCCAACGGGAGGCAAGCAGGTCGTCAAAGCTGATGGTCATGATTCAGTTCCTTTCGGGGTGTAGTTGCGGGCGCGCATTTCGAGATCGTCCCAGTTGGTATTCATTTTCACGAGGGCTGCAGCATCAAGCCGTTTTTGTTTGGGGCGCTCCAAAAGGTACTGGATAACAGCTCCAATTGCAGCACCAAGGGCCATCATCAGCCCGACGGGTGGCATGAAAATCATGGCAGCCAGCCAGATCAAAAACATAAGCGAGACATGGTTCATATCAGATCCAGTTCAGTTGAGTTCCCGGTTGCGAAGTGCAGCGGGAGATGACATACTACAGACTGTATTGATTTTTTGTCAATACCTTTCAAGGAGAAAATGATGAGCAAGAAGATTATGGTGTCGATGCGACTCGACAAGGAGCTGGTGGCCCTGCTCAAGAAGATCGCTGGAGAGAAGGGCGTTTCTATGGCCGAGGTGGTTCGTGAGGCTTTGCTGCGGGAGGCGTACAAGTGAACCTCTCTGACCACATTGAAAATAGTATGAAAACGCGCGACGCCATGAAAAAAATCGTCGGCAAAGGTGGATGCGCGTCTCACCTGGTCAAGGGAAGTCTGATTCTTTCCGTGACGCTTGACAGGGAAAATAGGAGCGTTTCCGTGTACATGATCGGAACCCCCGACATGGGTGGAGGAATCAATCTTGCCAGGTTCCTCATGCCCGGGGTTGAGTCGGTCATGTTTTACGACGATGAGGGCGTTCCGGACATGCTCTATTTGAATGGGAGCGACGGGTGGAAGGCCAACTGCCAGCGCAGGGGGCGCACATCATGACCGGCGCGGAGTTCGTGTCCGGTCTCGACAAGGTGCGAGGCGCCGGCACCGGGAGGTGGATGGCCTGCTGCCCGGCGCACGACGACAAGGGACCCTCCCTGTCCATCAAGGAAACAGACGACGGGCGCATCCTGGTCCACTGCTTTGCAGGATGCTCTGCAAACGATGTTCTTGGGTCCATGGGGCTGCGCATGACTGATCTGTTTGCCGAGCCCCTGGGGAACCACTACAGCCCCGTGGCGGGGCCTCTCATGTCACCAGTGGCAGCCATGCGCTCATTGCTGAAGAACGCGTACTGCGTCGGGATCATCGCAGCGAACATGAATGACTTCGGAGAGATCAGCGACGAGGACAGGGCGCTTCTCATCAAGTGCATTTCCCGCATGGGCACCATATTCACATCAACAGGAGCAGAAAGATAATGGCCAGCTTCGACAATGACTTTGAGGACCTGGAAAAAGGCCTCTACACGATGTTCACCGCAGCACAGATGGCGGCAAGGTCGCCACTCAGGGAGGTGGTCAAGGGGATATTCCCCTGCAAGGGAGTGGTTGCGCTCTACGGGCCGCCAGAGGCCGGAAAATCGTTCCTTGCCTTGGACCTTGCCTGTTCGATAGCGGATGGATCCCCGTGGTTTGGCCGCCGCACGATCAAATCCCCCGTGGTCTACGTGGTTCTGGAGGGGGCGGACGGTTTCAGTAAACGCATACGGGCATGGCAGCAACACAACGCCCGGCCCATGCCTGGCAACATCCTGTTCGTGACCGGCGAGAAGCCAAACGGAAAGAATGGATTCAGCATCGTCAGCGATGCCGACATCAAGGTGCTGGAATTGTCAGCCAGGCGCAGCAATGTGAAGGACGGGGTGGTCATCGTGGACACTCTGAACAGGGCAAGCGCCGGCATTGATGAAAACTCATCGGACGGGATGGGAAACATCATTCACGGGCTGAAACTTCTTCAGGAGGGAACGGATAGCCTTGTCGTCACGGTTCATCACCCCGGGAAGGACGAAGCAAAGGGGATGCGCGGACATTCGAGTCTGCTCGGGGCCCTTGACGCCACCTTGATACTTACAGGGGATCGCACATGGTCGAGTGGAAAGACCAAGGACTTCTCCGGCGGGCACAACGAAGGGTTCGAGCTCATGGTTGTCGACATCGGGCTGGACGAGGATGGCGACCTGATAACTTCGTGCGTGATCGTTCCTACCGGGATTCGTGAAGAAGGAAAGCGTCCAAGGCCTTCCGGGAAATGGCAGCAGCTTGTTTTCTCTACCCTTTGCATGGTCATCACGACCAAAGGGGATCAGTACGCGGAGCCGCTATCTAACGGGCACCCGTCCATGCTTACGGATGATGTTGTGGCTATGGTTGTCGACGCCGACCCAACAAACCACCCGAGGGCCAGGGAAATGGTCTCCAGGGCAGTATCTGCAATGGTTTCAGCTGGAGTACTGGGGGGAAGCTATACCAGGATCTGGTTTCCCTAACCCCACTATACCCATTCCCCACAATCCACTTTTCGGAGGTGACAGAAATCCCCCCCAGCTTGGCTCCGCGTACTGGGGGGGATTTTGCCAGACAAGCCTGCGATTGTCAAGGGGTATTATTGATGGTGTTTTTTGAGAAATGGAAAGTGGGAAATGACCCCAACCTCCCGAGCACTGACTGACCTCCGCAAGGAAGGATGGACCCCCTGGGTGGTCGAGTCACGGATCACGGCCTTCGTGAAACGGGATCTGTTCAACTGCATCGACATCCTCGCGATCAGGGATGGCCAGACCCTCGCGGTACAGGTCACGGCCGGATCCGCACACGCCAACAGGGCCACCAAGGTCAGAGAGAACGAGTACCTGACCCTCATGCTGGGGGCGGGGTGGATCGTGCAGGTGTGGAGCTACCGCAAGGGGGCAAACGGACGGTATTCGCGGAGGGTCGAGCCTGTGGATAAGTCTGACTTGACCTGTGGATAACTATTCTCTATGCTCGGGACATCGCAGCGAGCAGGGGATAGAAGTTGGCACGCACAGCAGGTGCAAGGAACAAGCCCAGACCAGCACTGAAGGGGGAGCCTTGCTCAATGGCGTTCCTGATCAGGTGCATGGTCGATGAAGAGCAGCCCATGCGCGACCGCATAGACTGCGCGAAGGCGATCCTGCCCTATCAGCACAGCAGGATGCCGACCGAGGTGAACAGCAACCTCGACGGGATACTGGAGATCGTGATCCGTGGCGCGTATTGAGGTCGTGCTTCGCCAGCACCAGCTGGACATCCTGCGCAGCATGGAGGATGCCCGCTTCGGGATCCTCGTCTGCCACCGCCGCTTCGGCAAAACGTATTTCTCCCTCTGGTGGCTGCTGCTGACCGTGATGGCCTGCACCAGGGAGCGGCCGCGGGGTTACTACTTCTGCCCAACTTATCAGCAGGCCAAGCGCGTGGCGTGGGATTACCTGAAGGCGTTCACGGCACAGATACCTGGCGTTCAGTACAACGAGGCCGAGCTCAGGGTCGACTTCGGGCAGCGCCGGATACAGCTGGGCTCAGCCGACAACCCGGACGCGAGCCGTGGCATCTACGCAGACGCTGTGGTACTGGATGAGCCCGCTCAGATGCCGTCGCAGATGTGGACGCAGATCATTCGGCCCGCTCTCTCAGATCGTATCGGCAAAGCCCTGTTCATCGGTACCCCCGCCGGCCGAACAGGGCTGCTCTACGAGACATGGGAGCGGGCCGACCAGGACGGATGGGCCAGCCACCTGTACAAGGCCAGCGAGACAGGCATCATTGACGATGCAGAGCTGAAGGCGGCTCGCGGGCTGATGACACAGGCCGAGTTCGATCAGGAGTTCGAGGTATCGTGGGATGCCGCTGTTCGCGGAGCCTACTTCGCGGAGGCAATGCAGAAGGCAGCCGTGGCAAAGTACCAGGTGGAGCGCGACCGACCTGTTCATATCGCCATGGACCTGGGCATCAGCGATGCCACGGCGTGCTGGTTCTACCAGGTGGATGGCAACAGCGCCACCTTCGTGGACTATGCCGAGTACACGAACATGGGGCTGGCCGACATCGTGCATGACTGGCGGGAGCGCGGATACGTCTATGGCAAGGTGGTCGCACCGCACGATGTGGAGGTTCGCAGCCTCTCCACCGGAATGACGCGGAAGCAGACGCTGCAGCAGCTGGGCTGCGATGTGATCAACGCCCCAAACGTCGGGCTTATGGACGGGATCGAGGTGACGCGCTCATTCCTGATGCGCTGCTCTTTCGACCGCGACAAGTGCAAAGACGGGATCGAGGCACTCAGGCAGTACCGCAGCGACTGGCAGGACAAGAAGGGAGTGCTCGCGCTCCGCCCCCTGCATGACTGGACCTCACACGCAGCTGACGCGATGCGGTATGCTGCCATCACCGGCCTGTCCGCACTGACTGGTGGCTGGGGTGGCGATATCGACTACAAGGAAATGGACCGCAGATGCGCTTGAATGAATCTGACGTTGCAGCAATCGTAACCAGGGAGCTTGAACAGGCCAGGGGGTACGACTCCGACGTTCTGAGCAGCATCCGTGCCGCCGCTCTCGCTCTCTACCATGGTGCTATGCCGGCGGCTCCTGAAGGTCGCTCGCAGATCGTCAGCCTGGACGTGGCAGACGCGCTCCACGCCACCCTTGCGCAGATCGGGCCAGTAGTCAGGACATCCATGGTCGAGTTTGAGGCCATGTCTCAGGAGGACGAGGTACAGGCTCAGACCGAAACCGACTTCGTTCGCGTCAGTATCGAGCGTGCCGGCGGATACGACATCGTGGATGATGCCAGCTTCGACGCGCTACTGATTGGCAACGGGTGGCTGCACGCCTGGGTGGATGAGCGCGTGGACGTCACAGAGCAACGCTTCCCGCCAGATCTGCCAGACGAGGCCGTCTACGCCATCGTGGCAATGGCACCTGCGGACACGCAGATAACGCTCAGGGCCGGCAAGGATGTGACCATCGCCAAGGTCGAGAAGACGGTGAAGACGCTCAAGATCGAGGCAGTCCCGGCCGAGGACATGCTGTTCAGCGAGCAAGGCTCAGGATTCAACGTGGACGAGCTGCGCTTCGTTGCCAGGAAGCGGCTCTACTCTGTCTCGCAGCTGGTGGAGCGTGGCATCAGCGCCGCCAAGGTCGAGGAGCTGCAGGACGCCACCCTTGACGCAGCAGGCGAGCGTGCCAGAGACGGCTTCCTTGCCGACGATGGCGAGGTGCAGAGCGTTCAGGACGCCAACCGCATGAAGGTGGTCTACTGCTGCTACATCAGGCTATCCGCTGGCGACAACAACGCAACCGAGCTGCGCCACGTGTGGATCGGAGAGAACACAGACAAGTTGCTCATCAACGAGCCGGCAGAGTTCATCCCGTTCATCACCGGATCCGCGATACCCATGCCGCACCGCATCACCGGCACTGGCTTCGGGCAGGTGCTGCAGTCGATCCAATCCGGGAAGACGCACGTTTTGCGCCAGTACATGGACAACCTTGCCGTGATGAATGCCTCACGGGTCGGCGCAGTCGAGGGGCAGGTCAACATGTCTGACCTGACCAACGGACGCATCAACGGCGTGGTCAGGCTGCGCAGCCCGGACGCCATCGTGCCGCTGCCTGCTGCCGACATCGGGCCGCAGGCGATAGGCGCACTGACCTACCTTGACCAGGTGCGGACGCAGCGTGTCGGCTCTTCCCTCGACTTCTCCGAGGTGCAGGCGCAGTTGATGGGCACCAGCGCCACCGCTGCCGCCGGTCAGCTGTCCAAGGTGGAGCAGATGGGGGGGTGGTTTGCGGGGAACATCGTGCGGACTATGATGCTGCCCCTTTTCACGCTGGTGCATCGCCTGCTCAGAACTCAGCTTGCCGGGCCTGTGATGGCCAGGGTGGGTGGTAAGTGGCAAGCGACAGACACCAGACAGTGGCAAGAGCGCCTTGTCACTGACATCCAGATGGGCATGACCACCACGGAGAAGGCCGAACGGTTGATGGCCCTCTCGCAGGTACTGCAGCAGATGCAGGCCATGCTCGCAACGGGTGGATCAGGCATCATCGTGGATCTGCCGCGCTTCTACAACGCGATGGGCGACTGGATCCGCACCGCCAACCTCGGCAGCCCGGACCAGTACCTGGTAGATCCAAAGAGCCAGGAGGCGCAGCAAGCCATTGAGCAGAAGAATCAGAGCTCGCAGCAGCAGACAGAGCAGCAGGTGCGGATGCAGGCCGAGCTGATCAAGCTGACGCAGGACTTCGAGCTTGAGAAGCAACGCCGGGATCTGGAGTACAAGGCGTGGAGTGACAAGCTCGACGCCGAGGTGGAAGAGGCGAAGATGGTCAGCAACGGGGTGATCGAGGTCAAGAAGCTGAACCAGAACGCCGACAACGTGAAGATGAAGATGGGCTCCGGCGATGCTGATTGAACACGAGCGGTTGCGGGAAGTGTTCGCGAAGGCTGTCTCTGACGTGGATGCACAGCTGTACCATGAATTGAAATGCTATCCGACCAAGCGGGAGTCCCTGCTGGCACAGATGGATGTTCTGATACTGATCCAGGAGCGACTTGATGCAAGAATTGACAGACACAACCCTTTCACAGACGACTGACGAGACAGAAGCTGTCTCCAGCCTGCTGAGTGGGGAGCCTGAGAAGGCAAAGCCTGAAGCGCCTGAGAAGGATCACGCAGAGGGAGAAGAGGCTGCCGAGCCTGAGAAGGAACCAGCGGCAGCAGACGAGCCTGAGAAGGATGAAGTCGACTATGGGATGAAAGTACCCATCACGGGTGGCGAGCCAGTCACGCTGGGAGAGTTGAAAGACCTCTACCAGGGCAGGCACGCGGCCCAGCTTGAACTGATCGAGCGTGAGAACGGTGTGCTGCGGGAAATGGAAAAGTCGGCCATGCTCCTTCAGTACGTCCACGACCTGCCCGAACATGTCCGCGAGGCTGCCTCGCAACAGGCGGTGGCAGACTATCAGCGCGAGATGCAAACGCTTGTGTCCATCGTTCCCGAGCTGAAGACAGAAGAGGGCTCCAGGGCGGTGAAGGATGCCATCTACAGCCTTGCTGCAGAGTACGGGGTGCAGAGGCGAGACATTGATCAGATCAAGCATGCAGTCACGGTGAAGATGCTCTACGACTTCGCCCGGTTGCGAGGTGATATCAGGGCGGCAAAGGCCAACGTCAAGCCGCTGAGATCAACCGAGCCAGCTGGCAAGCGTCCCTCATCCAGCCATCAACCCGAAGCACAACAGCTGGCTGCCAGAGCCAAACAGACCCGGAATTCCGGGGATGAGCTCGCCGCCATTGAATCCCTTCTCAGGAGCAAATCAGCATGACCACAGTTACCCATGTAGGGGCAGACGCCGCACTGTACGGCGGCCTGATCCGCGAAGACGTGATGGACAAGATTTGGGACATCAGCAACGTCCCGCTTCCGTTCACCGAAATGTGCAGCAAGGGCACGCACACCAACCGCCGCGTCGAGTTCGTCACCGACGAGCTGGGAGCACCCGCCAAAGACAATGCCGTGGTTGAGGGCGCGGACAACACGCGCAACGATGGCAAGCTGGGCGTGCGCCTGGGCAACTACACGCAGATCTCGACCAAGGCGGTTATCGTCACCGACACGTCGGAGCAGGCGAACGGCGTCGGCGGCATCAACAAGCTGTCGTATCAGATCAAGGAGCGCCAGAAGGAACTGCGCCGTGACGTTGAGGCACAGATGCTCAGCCATCAGGCCAGCGTAGCGGGCGATGCCAACACCACCGCCGGCATCTCTGCCGGTATCGGGGCGCAGCTGAAGACGCACGTCAAGGTCGGCGCTACCGGCACCGTGGGTGGCTTCAGCACCAGCACCGGCCTGTTCGTGGCACCGGCTCCGGGAACCAAGAGGGCCCTGTCCGAAAAGCTCATCCGCGACGTGTTGCAGGAGATCTACCAGGACGGCGGCAACACCTCCGTCGCCATGGCCCGCCCTCCCGTGATCCGCGCACTGTCCGAGTACCTGTTCACCGACACCGCCCGTGTCGCCACCATGAGCGCCGACCAGCGCCAGAACAGCCCGAGCGCACTCACGGCCTACGGCTCTGTGAACGTGTTCGTGACAGACTTCGGGCAGACCATCCAGTTGCGGGACAACCGCGTTCAGATGGAGGACGCTGCCGCGACCTCTTCGATGTACTTCCTTGACTCCACCCACCTGAAGCAGTCGTTCCTGCGTGGCTACACGACGGAAGCACTGGCGAAGACCGGCCTGTCAGAGAAGCGCCAGATGAGCGTGCAGTACAGCTTGCTGGTCCTGAACGAGAAGTCGCAGGGTGCGATTCTCGCCATTGACGAAGCACTGGCAGTGGTCGCGTAATGCGCATCCGGCTGACGAACCTGCACACGTCAGCACTAGGGACGGGGGAGGGAATGCTCTCCCCCGGCTCTACCTGCGAGATCGAGGTGAACGATGAGCAGCTTGAACAGTGGCACGCCTGCGAATGGGCGAAGGTGGATCACCTGGGTGGACCATGTGGGGATGGAGAACAGGAAGCGCCTGCGCCAACAGAACATCCGCGATCTGGCACCGGCAAGGCACGGCCCCGGCGTGGCAAGGTGGGCGCTTAACATGACCGCCCTCGAGCATGACTTCCTCGTGGCTGCCAACCCCGAGCTTGAGCAGGAAGACGCCAGGCTTCAGAGCATTGCGTGGATGCGCTTCATCGAGTCGCGTGATTCAGATCCGTTCAAGGTGGGGACGAAGGTATGAGGCTGAATCAGGTAGGCAGCGTTTACGCCCCCGGCGAGACTATCTTCTGGGCCCGCAGGCGCAAGGTCATCACGCCCACGGTACAGCTTATCTACAGCTACGAGACCCCGGCCGCGGGCGCCGCCCCTGCCTCGGGCAGCATCGTCCATGCTGACAACATCATCAACAAGCTGGCGGTCAGCCACCTTGACCTGAACGGTGTGGATGTGAGCGCCTCGATCGGCAACATCACGACCGGCGACACCGTGGCGGTCGGTGAAACCCACTACGAGGTGATCGCCCCCACGCTGACAGACACCGGCTTCAGCTACATCACCATCGACCCGACGACCCAGAAGCAACCCGGCATCTATCCCGTGAAGGCATGGAGATGACACCCGCAGACGTTAAAACCCGCATCTCCCAAATCCTGCACCGCAGCGATCTGGCCGCCCAGCTGCCGAACTGGGTCAATGACGCCAACGAGCGGATCAATCGCCGCTTCGGCATCGAGCTGGTGGTCCCTGCCGACGACGCGCCGCTCCCCGCCGGGACGTACCAGCTCTACCTCTTCGCGGGCCTCGTCAGCGGCTACGAACACCTCAACAACGGCGACAACGCCCGCTACTACGACGGCAAGTGGGAGCTGGAGGCGGATCGCCAGAACGTGCTGCAGCCGGGCACCGTCACTGACAACTACGCGGCCGATCCGCCCTTCATCGCAGGAGTCTGAACCATGTCCCTCGAAACTTTCGGATTCATCAGCGATCTGGTCCCCACCAACCCGACCGGCAGCGACCCGCGATCACAGGGCGACGATCACCTCCGTGGGATCAAGGCAACCCTGCAGGCGACGTTCCCGCACGCTGACTCCGCAATCAACATCAAGCCGGATGCAACAAAGCTGACTCTCGGGGTGGGGGCAGAAGATGCCCTGCAAATCGACGCCGTTGCCAAGACGATCTCGGCGCTGGCTCCGTACCAGATGGTGGGGAATGGTCCAGCGTTCCGTGCCTATCTTACGGGCGTGCAAACAATCGCCAGTACGGCGTTTTCCAAAGTTGCTCTCAGTGCAAAAGAATTCGACACCAACAACAACTTCGACGATTCGGTGAACTACCGTTTCACCCCTACCATTCCCGGCTACTACCAAATCAATGCGACTCTTTCAGGGCTGTGCATCACGGCAGCTCCTACCCAAATTCTTGGTCAAATTCGCAAAAACGGTGTGTCTGGTGAAAACTTCGGGTATATCCAGGCAATGATGACGCAGAATTCGGAGCAAGCCATCTCTGGTTCGAGGGTGATCTACTTCAATGGAACCACGGACTACGTTGAACTTTGGACGTGGATGGTCGCTGGCGCAAACTGCACTTTGCAAGCATCCTGCTCACTCAGCGGTGCATTGGTGAGGCAGGCATGACCCGCCTTCTCGCCCTCGCCCTGTTGTCCGGCTGCACAACCACCAACATCAACTCCCCGCAGCCGAACCTGCAGTCCATCAACCTTGGACACCCCTCCTGCGTTCTTGACTGCCAGACCACCCAGACAGCCACCCAGTCAATCGGTGACGGGGATGTGCAGGGGGCTACCGTCAGCAACGCCAAGACCACTTCACGGAACGCGCAGCAGTGAAACCGCACAACTTCGTCCAGCACGACCACTGGGGCATCGTCCGCGATCTGCCCCCTGAGGAGGTGCCGCCGAACAGCTGGACGGACGGAAGCAATGTGCAGTTCCAGGAGAAGGCCAGCCGGCGTGTCGGGGGCTACGAGAAGTTCGCTGATCCGATCCTTCCCGGCGGGGCGATGTTCGCCATCAACGTCCTCTACGGCGCCGTCGGGTACTGGCTCTACTGCTCGAGCACTGGGGTCTTCGTCACGGACGGCACCCAGAACTGGGACCTGACGCCTCCCGCTGGCCTCCTGCCGGTCAATCCCGGCGACTGGACCGGGACCATCCTGAACGGGATCGTGGTCATCAACAACGGCCGCAACCAGCCGATGTTCTGGGACTTCAACACCGCCAACCCGGTGCAGCCGATCCCGGGCTGGCCTGCCGGCGCCACGTGCAAGGTGATCCGGGCCTTCAAGTACCACCTCTTCGCCCTCAACATCTTCGACGGTGGCCAAGCCAAGCCGGATACCCTCTGGTGGAGCGAAGGCGCCC